AAGCAATGCTCCCTGAAGGGTAAACTCATCAAAAGGAATGAAGACTACTTCTAATCCTAAATCATTAGCTATCTTACATAGAGTTTCTCTTTTCTTTCTTTCTGTTTTATATTCATCTGAATTTCTTGAAAAGCTTTCTGATAGATCAGCAGTATAAACAGTATATCCAACCACAACAGAATTCATTATACCAAATTCTAACAACCCTTCATCTTCTATTGGAATAACATTAACTATTTTTTCAAGTTCTCTTAACTCATCTTTATCTGCAATATGCTTTGTTGCAACAAGAACATCCCATGGCGTAATAGGAAAAGCCAAACAATCTGTATGGAAAAGCTTTCCTGTAGTCTGCCCTATTTTGAAAATTCTGCAATCAAAATTTTTCTCTATCCATTCAAGAGCTTCTCTTGTGCTTCTTTCTCCATATCCACCAACATAATAATTATCTCTTATATATCTACAATCTGGTTCTCCTTCAAAGTAAAATCCTGCTGGTGGTTGATGACATTCATAGCCACATTTTGTTAAAAAGTCAAATGCAACTGCTTCCTCTTTATCTCTTCCTTTTGCTCTAAATCTTGAAATAATACAAACTCTTTTATCTAAAATATGTGGTAAATAAACGAAGCTATTTATATAATGGAGGTCGGCAAGTTTAGGGACTGTAGGGTAAGTCAATACAATTCCTTCTTGAGCTAAACATTGATAAAGACAATGCCACTCATAAACCATTCTTCCTATATTAATTTCAACCTTTCCTTCTTTTGCCAACTCTTCCATCCATTCATTGTTTATTACAAATTCAGCATGTAATGGTGGAGTCATTACAAAGACTGGAAGATGTAAGTCAGATGGAGTGATAATTTTATCTTCTTTATTCTCTTCTTGGTTTTGTTGCTTTCTTATAAATCTTAATTTTCTTACTTTTTCATTTTGAGCTTCTTTTTGTTGTTTTTCTTGTAGTTTTTTGACAATTTTGATTTTAGGCATTTTTCTTACTCCTGATAAATGATAAGAATTTCTAATAAATTCTTATCTTTAAAAAGATAGTTAATGCAAATATTCCGCATAGTATTAAATAGAAGCCCAGTTAACTTTGAATTAATCCCAGTTTACGACATACACTTCGGAACAGTATTCCATGATAAGCATCTTTTCAATAGGTTAGTAAGGTACATCCAAGACAATGAAAATGCTTATTGGTTTTGTGGTGGGGATATTTGTTATGATGAAGAAACAGAAATTCTTACTCCTGAAGGATGGAAAAAATTTACTGAAATTAAAGAAAGAGATACTGTAATATGTTATTGGGAAGATTCTCATTGCTTGAGACCTTCTTACATAATAAAAAAGTTTGTTTTCGATTATGGAGGAATAGCTATAAAATTAGAAAGCAGATATATAGACCTTTTAGTAACTCCAGAACATAGAGTTTTAATCAAAGATGCAAGTAAATCTCGAATTGTAAAAAGAGCTTTTGAACTACTGGGAAGAAAAAAACCTTTTTGGATACCTGTAGCAGCTCCTTTCTATAAAAGACATACAGCAAATGGAATGCAAATTACTCATCATGTTAGCGAGCATACTATCAAACTTTTAGCTTGGATTATAACAGAAGGCTGGTTAGAATATCATCATAGAAATGGAAAACCTTTCAGAATAGGTATAGGACAATCTATAAAGCATAAAGAATATGTAAAAGAAATAGAAGAATGTATAACAAAATTAGGTTTATCAGCCAGAAAATATCAAAGAAAAGATGGAGTTATTCTTTGGAAATTTAATACAAGATCTACTGAAAAATTACTTTCCTATTTTGATAGTTTAGATATACATAGAATTCCAAGAAGACTTTTAAATCAAGATTATCCAAACTTAAAAATCTTATTTGATACTTTAATGAAAGGAGATGGTATTATATCAAAAAACACTTATTGCACTACTTCAGAAAAACTAAAAGATGATTTCTTAGAGCTTTGCTGTAAATTAGGCTACAGTTGTACAGTTACAAAAACCAGTTCTAACAACATTGTTATGAACAGAAAATGTAAAGTCAAAGACATCTACTTAATTTATATAAGAAAACGCAATGGAGAAGGTTGGGCAAAAGTTGATAATGTTTCTACTCAATACTATAAAGGAAAAGTTTGGTGTGTTACTGTTCCTTCTGGTTTTATCGTAGTAAGAAGAAATGGAAAAATAGCAATATGCGGTAACTGTGAATTTATAAACTTACAGGATAAAAGATTCGAATATGAAACTCTTGAAAAATCATTTCAGAAAAATATAGAAAGAATCCTAACCTATTCAGTAGAGTATGCAACAGAAAAACTAAAACCAATTGCAAATAAATGTCTATTTATGATAAGTGGGAATCACGATGAAACGCACAGAATTAGATTTGGGTTTGATCCTATTTCTTCTATCTGTAAAAATTTAGGAATAAAAAACTATACCAATTCTTATGAAGCATTAGTAAAAATTTTATTTAAGCATAACAGAACAAGTTCACTTACTTTATATGCTCATCATGGACATGGTTATTCAAAAGTAAGAAGTGGAACTTTACTCAATCCATTAGAAGATGCTATGACAAATTTTGACGCTGACATCTTTATAATGGGACATTGTTTATCAGAAGATACTGAAATATTAACAAAAGAAGGCTGGAAAGGAATTGATGAAATTAAAGAAGGAGATGAAGTCTTAACACTTAACTTAGAAAAAGATATATTAGAATATAATAAAGTACTTGCAAAATGGGTTTACAGTAAAGAAGATTATCCTGAACTAATACATATAAAAAGAAAAGGATTAGATATCTTAGTGACCAAAGATCATAGGATTATATACAAAAGAGAAACAGGATATTTCGAAACTACAGCAGATAACTTAAAAGCAGTTATGAAAATACCTCAAAGTGGAACTTTTCCAACTGAAGGCTTAAATATGTCAGATGAAGAAATAAAACTTTATGCTTGGATAATTTCTGAAGGAAGTCTTTATAATATAAAAAATGGAAAAGAATCAGTAGGATTAAACATTTATCAAAATAAAGGAAGTAAATATAGTCAAGAAATCAAAGCAATTTTGGATAAACTAAAAATCAAATACACTATTGAAGAAAGGAAATTTAAAGGGAGAAAATTTACAATTAGAGGAAAAACTTATAAGACAAAAGATAATTGTTTAAGATTTTATATCTGGGCTAAAGATGCAAAGAAAATAAGAAAAATCTTAAAAGATAAAACAATACCTCAAATTTTTAAAGATAAAATGAATGATAGACAATGGCTCATTTTTTTAAAAGAACTTGTTAAAGGAGATGGACATTTTTCAAAAAATGCTAAATTTTCTTGGCAGTACTATACAAAAAATAAGAAACTTGCAGATGATATTCAAGAAATGTGTATAAAACACAATTTAAGATGCTCCATAAAACAAAGAAGAAATCAATATGAACTATATATTTCTAAGCATAATACTTATACAATATGTAAATATTATAATATATCAAAAACTGTAAAAAATACAGGAAGAGTATGGTGTGTTAGTGTAGCAAATGGAACTATTGTTACAAGAAGAAATGGAAAGGTAGCAATTTTAGGTAATAGCCATTATTTAGTATTTACATACAAAAACTTTCTCACTTTAAATAATAGTGGAACAAGATTAAAAGTTAAACAAAAATTGTTATTAAGAGTTGGCGGATTTAGATTTTCAAGAAAAGTTGGTAGCTGTAGCTATGAAGAAAAAAGAGGAATGCGTCCGAATGCAACTGGAACTTATATCATAAAAATTATTGCTAATCCTTATCCAATTGGATCATTGAAATTTTCTGTGATTCCTTTTATTTAGAAAAATTATTCACTTGATGAATAAAATTCTTTAGTTAGACTTTTTATTTCTTTTTGTAATTCTGTCAATATATTTTCAATCTTTTCTAATCGGTTCTCTAAGAAATCGAGTCGTGTTGATAACAGTTTCAAATCAGAACGGTATTCTTGTTCCAATTCTGTCTTTAATCTATCTGTTAATTTGTTATAATCCGACAGAGTTAAGTAGTTACTATTTAAAGGTTTTGGTTCTATTGTCCTCAATAAAACTCTTTGTAAGAGAAAGATAAAAATCCCTGAAAAAATTCCAAGAGCTACAAATTGAAATAAAATCAATGAAATCTTTTCCCAAGTCATATCTTTTTATTATTATTCTGAAAATTTTAAACTTTTACAAATTCTTATCTTTCTATGAAATCTTTTCATAAATCCTTCTAAGCAAAGCTTTAACTGAAAAGAATTGCTGAATATTATCAAAATACTTTCCTTTATTTACAAAATAAGAAAACAAATAAGAATAGTAATTAAGGTTTATATCATTTCTCCAATAAATTTCAACTGGAATTCTATAAAACATGCAGGTAATAATATCAAATACTTCATAAAGATAGTAATCAACTTCATAGCATTCAAAATCAAAAAGAATACCTTTATTAGACTTTTTACCAAAATTTTCTAAAACTTTATCAACAAGAACATAAAGAGAAACAGCAATATTCTCCGAAACTTGATAAAAAGGTAATAAACTTAAGAATATAATATCAAACAAAGTTTCCTTTTTATCTTTGGCAACATTAAAAGAAGGTCTTACTGCTATCAAATATTCTTTTATATTCATTTCTTTTTCTACTAATTCAATCAAAGTATCAAATATTCCTAAACTTAATTCTCTGAAAGATAAGTTTACATTCTTTAGATAAAGAAGAAGAGTTTTAGGATTGTTATAATATTTCTTGATTTCATTGCAGTATTTCTCCAAAATAGGATAATGATATAGATGGAATAGAGCATTACAATTAGTGCAATACATTATAAGATTACATCTTTTGCTAAAATTTCTTACATTGAAACCTGAAGGATATACCAATCTAATAGCTTTAGCTTTGCATTCCCATAAGAAAGTATGAATATTGAATAAAGCTAACGGAGAATTAATAAAATGAGCATAAACTTCTCTTTTAGCCTTATTCAGCTCAGAAGCTTTATCTGGAGAAACATAAAATAACTTTCCACTTATTTTTTCCTTTCTTAGATACCTCGGTAATTTAGAAATAGGTATATTGTAATGCTTTATATCAAGAAAAGAAATTCTTGGCTGATATAAATCAAAGAAATCTGTAAATTTAAATCTGTTAAAATATTCTGTTTTGTCTGTTAAATAGATAAGTTTCATTGATTAAAGTTTAATTTTAGTTGTCTTGTTTCTTTTAAAATCCTTCTCTTTGCAATTTCACAATATTCAGGATTAATTTCTTTTCCTATCCATCTTCTTCCTAATCTTTCTACTACTACTGCAACTGTTCCACTGCCCATAAAAGGATCTAATACAATACCACTTTCCCAACCAGCATTACAACCGCAATCAGTCCAACCAATAGTATATATTTCATTATGCCCTTCTAAACCAGTTCTTGCTCTTGGAATTGCAGGCATCTCTTTAGAACCAGAAATTACATTTTGATAAGCTTTTCTTTTATCTTCAAATACTTTGTGAACAACTAATTTTTTCTCTATTATTCTTTCTCTTATAAAACCACATTTTTTACAAATCCATTGAGGACAAGCACATTTTATCATTGGTTCGACTAATTTTTCTGAAAAAGTAGCAAAATGAGATTCTGGAAAAGGTTGAGTTGGAATTTCCCAAAGATCTCCTGGATTTTTACCAAGAGGATGTAGAGGAGCAACTATACCCTCTATACTTTCTCTATGTTGAACTGTTCCTATCTTTTCTAAATATTTAATATTAGGTCGTGGTTTATTAATACCTCCTCCACCTCCATAATCAGGCAAGTTTGCATACTTATGGCTTGAGCTAACTCCTCTCATTGCTCTTTCAATTGAAACTTGTTTATGTGGGACTCTTACTGCATCTAAATCAAACCAATATTTCTTATTCTTAACTAACATAAAGATAGGTTCATAAGCATTAGTAAATCTATCCCTTACTGAAGAAGGCATGTGATTAGGCTTATACCAAATAATTATATTTCTTAAAATTAATCCAAGTTCATCAACACATTTTAAAATAAAGCGATAATTTTGAAGACATAAACACTTTTGAGGAATTTTAACTTTAAATCTATTCGGTCTTATATTATTTCGTGTATTTTTTGCAGAAGGATATTTAGGATCTATACTTCCATAACCTTTCCCACTACCTGAATAACAATCATCATGATTCCAAAATATTACTCCTGTCTTTTTTAAAATTCTTTTTAATTCTCTCATTACTTTAAAAAGTTTTTCAAGATATTCTTCTAAAGAAGATTCTAATCCAATTTGATCTTCTATCTGATAATCTCTTAAACCCCAATAAGGAGGTGAAGTAATAATACAATCTATACTTTCATCAAGAAATTTAGGTAATATTTCCAAAACATTAGCACAATATAAAATTCCATTGTCGGCTTCAAAATACCTGTTTTCTTTTGGAAATTTATCTTTCCAATTACTCATAACCCTTAAAAGAAATAGCTTATTAAAACTTCTACTTTATCTCTCAAAAACTTATCTTTTATTTGAAAACTAAAATCCAATTCTAAATCTCTACAAAACTGTAAAAAAGAGGCAATATGAGAAGTAAAGAAAACATTGCAAGCCAAAACTATCTTATTTCCCTTCCAACCTAATCCTGAAAAGAAAACATCTAACTTTGCATTATAAACATAAGAATATAAAAAAAGAACATCTTTATTTTTTAATTCTTTAGAAGCAAAATCATAAACTATTTCCAGTAAGAAATAAGGATTATTAAAATTTCTTAGTTTTTGTCTTGGTAATCCAAATATTCTGTCCATTGTTAGTCTTGCATTATGCTGACCATCACTAAAGGAAAACCAATCATCTGAAAAAGGCAATCTCCATAAAACAAATAATTCATTTCCTTTCAAAAAATCAGCTAAAATCTCAAGATTATCTTTATTAACCTGATAATTTAGCAAATAAAGAAAGTTATCATTAAAATATGACAAATACTGCACATTTGCATTTATTTGCGTTGCATTTCTCATTTTTCTAATCTTCTTCTAAAATTCTTATTATTTTATCTTTATTAATTACAAAATAAACAATTGCAGAAAAATATCTTCCTAAAATATCTTCTACAAGAATGAAAGCTCTATTGTAATCTTCTTTCAACGCTAAATCTTTTTCTTTAACTTCTTTTTCTGATAGAAAACATATTTCTCCTTTTAATTTTCCAAAATCAAATTTTTTTCTTATCAAATCAAAATCAAATGCAAAAAGCTTAATTAAAGATAAATCAAGAAGATAAAAATCTGAATCTTTAACTTTATAATAGTAATAATCCCAACTGCTACAATATTTTATTTCATTTCCTTTTCTTTGAATACTAAAAATAGAATATAGACCAAATGGAATAAAGACTGGAAAGTGATCATAGTAAAGTCTCAAATTCATTTTCGTTCTCTTGTAAGAAATCTACTATGGAAACATATCTTATAGGTAAATTATAAATCTCTTTACCTATTTCACAAGGATCTTTATCTTCTGGCAGTTCAACTATTCCTATATCCATTATTCCTTCTTTCATCAAATCATAAGCAAGCTTGTAAGCATCATCAATTGCATCAGCATCTAAACAAATATAAATCTTCTGCCAAGTATTCTTTATTAGTCTTTTCTGTTGCTTTGTTAAACTCTTACCGAAACAGGCAACTGCTTTTTCTGGAAAGGGCAATATATCAAATATTCCTTCGCAAAGAAAAACTTCATCAGAATTCTTAACTCTATCATAATTGAAAACATAATCTTTCATATTTCTACTTTTATAATTATAAGTATAGTATTTAGGTTCTTCTCCAAATATTGCTCTAAACTGAAAGCCTACCAACTCATTTTCAACTTTAACTGGTATCATTATTCTTTGATACAAATGTGGAAAGCTTTTATCAACACAAAAACTAATTTCATATTCCTGAATAAACTTATCAATATAATCCTTTGAGTAAATCTTTTCTAATTTGTTTAAGAGAAATTGATAGCCTATACTATCAAAAACAGGAATACTCTCTGGAATTTTGTCTAAAGAACTTCCTTTTATTGGCTTAGGTAAACTTATTCCATCAATATAAAAGCTATGTTCTATTTTGAAGTTTTTATCGAACTTTAATATTTTTCCACATCTGAAACAATATCCAACTCCTTTTGTAAGATTGATATATAAATGAAACTTTGTGTCTGGAGGTTTTCCTATTTGAACACAATAAGGACAGCAAAATCTTATTTCATCATCATGACTTGGAACTTCTTTATATTGTCCAAATTTTTTAACTAATTTCTTCAGATTAAGTCTTTTCATTAAATAATGCTTGTTTTAAGATTTTTGCTATTTCTCTTATTTCTTCTTGAGCTTGTAAAATACATCTTTTTTCTACAAAATCTTTCCATACAAATATTGGAGCAGAAGCAATCAAAGTAGTTGCAGTTCCTTGCGGCATTAGAAATCTTAATTCTTCTTTCCTAAATTTTTCTCTAACTTTTAAGCTTGTATATAAACCATACAAATCCTGAAAGTCCATATAAATACGATTAAATAAATCATAATCTTCCTGAAATCTATAAGGCAAGCAGAAAGCATCTACATCAGTATATCTATGACTTCTCTGATTGAAATTGATAGAAGTATGTCTTACCCATTGATGAGAACATACTCTACTAATATTATAAGCTAAAACTACTTTCCATTCTGGAATACTACTATTAAAGATAAAAAGCTTTGATTGTAAATACCTTGCATTAAATTCACTTAATTCAATAACAATATTAGATTTTAACTCAAATGATTTCATGAAATCATTATCCTTTCTCCAATCATAAAGCTCTATATCAATTAACTTTCTAAACTTTTCTTCTGGTAAGTTTTCTGCAAAATGTCTCAAAGTAAATATTGCTATAAATTCATCTATTGGAAATACTTTAAAGAAATATTTGAAAATTCTTTCTCTTGTTTCTACATTAATATCTGATAAATTAACAACAATTGGAGTATGAGCAAATATACTGAAATGTTTTTTCTCATACAAATTAAGTAAAAATTGAGTTCTCTTTTCTTTATCTAAAAATTTTTCTTCAAATAGAATTCTGATAGGATAATCTGAATAATAGCAAATTCTTGCTCCTAAATAACTGAAAATCAAATCTTTTTTTAGGCTCTCTTTATTCATTCTTTCATATAACAATTCAGCATAATATTTTCTTTTTTCTTTTAGATAAGTTTCATAATTGTTTTTTGTTAGCATTTTCCATACCTTTCTTTACTATGCTTTTAAATAACTCGTTATATCTCTAACATAATCATTTATTCCAGCAGGAATATGAGTTAAACATTGCCCAGTTTTTATTTCTACTTCTTCAATACCAAATTTAACTTGCTCCCCAAAAGACTTAACATTCGACACAAAATTACATCTTTCTTTGAAAATATTTTTACCAACTTTTTCATCTATTTCAAAAAGTAAATGCATACCTTTTGAAGGAGTAGTGCAAGCATACTTCAAATTATCTATTATATCCAAGTTTAATAAGAAACTCTGCAAAAGTTTTATAAACCTATTTAAAATATCATTATAATAGAAATTTTCTTCATTCTCAAGTTTACTATTGTAATCAATATCTACTAAAACAAACTTTTTATTTCCATTCTTTCTTTTTGATTTATGTACAAACTTATACCATTCATAATCTAAATGTTGTATATCTCTTTCTGTAAAATCTCCACTAATTAACTTTCTTACATATTCAGTAACCATCATTCTGGCTGCTTTAAATAAATCTCTTGGTTCATAAGTTATCAAAATAGAAAAAGCATTTTTATATTCCTTATACAAAAGAGCAACATTGTATTTCATACCTTTAAATACTTTTTCCTTAGCAAAATCTTCAGTCAATACAGACAATTTTGTAATAATCTTATTGGAAAATTCAAATATATCCCCAGATAAAACGAACTTTTCTATACACATTTCATCACTATTGAACAAATGTCTAAATTCTAATTCCTTTTCTGGAAATTGCTTTATTAACCACTTTCTTCTAAACATAATTAAACAAATAAAACCTTCTGTATCATAAAACAAAGGTAATCTTTTATAAATAAAGTTATCTAAATTAGATTTAATTCTAACTATATTCATCATCATAAACTTTTAACCATTTCCAAGCAAGCAACTAAGAACTCCAAATATTACAGCCAATACTAAACATATTCCAAATCCAATAAAAGTTTTCTCTACTATCTGATAAAATACCCTACTTTCCTTCCCAAATGTATAAAAAGAAGTAATAGATGATATAGCAAATAAAACAATTGCAATAATTGAAAAGAACTTAGCTAAAACTTCCATAATCACTCTTTCTACAATAAACTCAACTCTAAAGCTTTTTCTTTTAACAAATCTTCAAACTTACAAATGATAAAAATCTCATCTGCAATTTCACTTTCAAATGTAATAATTGTCTTAATACACTTTCTTGTCTTTACTGAAAGCAATATCTCTTTGAAAGTTTTCATTAACATCAAACACAAAATTGGAAAGTAATCCTTTGTAAAAACTAATACAAGTTTTAATCTTTCTCTTTCATTTTCTAATTTATCAGCAAAACCAATCCACCATCTTAACAAAACATTCTTTTCTGGATTATTGAAAACAGTTTGTAAATTAAATTTCTCACTTTTCTTTACTGCCAAATAAACCGGAAATCTTTCAAAGTGTTTATTCAACTTTATAAACCCTTTTTCTTCTTCTATATCTTTCAATGAAATACTGAAATATTTACAGAGTAGCTTTTTAACTTCAAAACTAAAATCTTGCTTCTTTATATTTTTCTTTATCTGATTATTTAACTCTGCAAAATTTATCATTTTTTCTTTTTCTTCTTTTTTCTGTTTTTTCTATAAACCTTATCATAACAAGCAGCACAAAGTCCTCTTGCATAAAGTCTTTTCTCTTTTCCGCATAAAGAACAAATAATTATTTTTACATTTTTTTAACTTTCTTCTCATTTTGAGTTCTCAACTGCTCTAAATATTTTCTTCTCTTTTCATAAACTTCTTCAGAAAGCTTCTTCCACTCTTTGCAACTTTTACAACAGATAGGTTTAGTCAAATAAGTTTTATCATCTATCTTTTTAGCAGAAGATAATTGTTCTGCCCTTTCTCTTAATTTTTCACAAGCTTCAGGAGAAAATCTTCCATACTTACACTGAAATGTATTTATCTCTAACCATAATTCCTTATCTTCTACATTAATAGGAGGAACTTTATTCATTTACTGTTAGATAATAAAACCCTTCTCCCATATTCAGCAATCAATAATGCATCTGCTTTTCCATCATGTTTGCCAATATCAAGATAAGGAAAAAGACTTTTAGCTTTTTCTAAAGATAATTGCTTTATTTCCTTTCTTGTTTTCTTTCCATAATTTCCTAACATAACCTTTTGCCATTTCTTGGCAGTAATTTCTTCATAAGGAATTCTTAAAGTTTTAAGAATTCCTAAAATCATTCCATATTGAACACCCAACTTGAATGTAGAAACAACTCCCTGTTTTGGAAATGCTTGCTGTTTCTCTACCAATGTGATCAAAATATTTTCCTGAAGTTTCTTTTCAAAAAGAGAAATAACTTCTGAAAAATCATCTGGCATTGCATAAACTTCAGCTCTTAATGTTTTTGAATTAATAAATGCAATTGCTCCTTTCTTTCCTATATCTATTCCTGAAATCAACATTACTATTTCTCAATTATACTTCTGATCCATCTCTAATACTTGCAACTACTTCTGCATCAATCCAACCCATTTCTTCAAATAGTAAAAATAAACCTTCTTTATTAGTCTCCCATCCTATTAATCTATCTACAAAAGTAAATCCATCTTTAAAAACAACAATACAATATCTGCCCAATTTACCTTTCAAATCTTCAAAGTTAATCATTTTCACTCCAAAAATTCAGAAAGTTCTTTCAAAAATTCTATATACCTATCAGGAAACTTTTCCAAAACTACTTGAATAATCTTTTTCTTATCTTCTTTACTAATATTATTATTCTCTAAAACTAACTCTACAATTTTTAAGTTTCTTATAAGCTCTTTCAAATTACTCCAAACTTCATACATACTTAATCTCCTTGCTAATCTATCCAATTCCTTATTCACATTCACTTCATTCATATTCATTCTTTTATAAAAGATTTTCTTTACTCAAATCAATATTTAATTCCTTTCTTAGAGAAGTCTCAATTTCTTTATCTTCTTCAAGAACTTGCATTAATTCTTTCTTTCTATATTTCTTATTCTGATACTCATACCAACCTTTTCCTTTATCTTCAATCATACCTTTTTTCACTAAGAAATGTAAAATGTTAAAACTATTTCTGAATCTCAAAGTTTCCATATCAAATAATAAATCAAGCTCTCTAAAAGGAATTGCTACATGGTTTTTTGTTGCTTTCAATCTGAAATATATAAAAGAAATATCTCCATTATCATCTTTTTCTTCTTTTATCCTTTTTATCTCTAAAGTAAGAACTGGAGCAAATTCAACTGCATGCCCACCTAATCTTGCAACTCCTCCACCAAAAGGAAGCATAGAAATCTTTTCTTTATTTTGAGAAATATAAACCAATGTTGCATTCCAATCGTATAATTGACTTCTTACTTTCCTAAAAATATGAGATAATACTCTTGCATGAACTCCAGGTTGATATTCTCCTTTCTCTATTTCATACTCAACAGCAGCACTTAAAGAATCAATAACTGCTAAAATATGTGGTTCTTTTCCATATTTCTTTCTTACTGTCTTTACTAAATCTTCAAAAATTTCAAAAACTCCTTCTACTGTTTTAGGGGTAAAAATAAGTAATCTTTTAATATCTCCGCCTAACTTAACAAAGAAATCTTTATCAAATGCATACTCAGTATTAAATAGAACTGGAATTCCATTTTCATATCTTCTTTGAAATGATATAAGAAACTGTTGAGCAAGTAAGCTTTTACCACTGTCTTCAAAACCTGCTATCTGAGTTATTCTCCATGCAGGAATTCCTGGTCTCCCAATCACATAATCTACCCCAATTAAATCAGTTGGAATACATTTAACTTCAAATGTTTCTTCTTCAGCAAGCCCTAATATCACTTCATCTTTATACTTTGACTTCATTTCATCTAACAATTTATTGAAATCCATTTCTTCTTTCTTTTTCTTACTAAATTTTAGACTCCTAAATCAACTTCTTTCTTTCCAACTTCTAATGGAATATCTTCTGGTAATTTAGGCTCTCCCATTTCATCACTTTCTTCTTCTTCAGTTCTAATAACATCAGCATAAATATTCCATAACTCTTTCTGTTCATCATAAGAATGAACTATCCAAATATTCTCAAAATCATCTAAATTGTATAACTCTTTCAAGTACCTTCTATCTGGAAGAGGAGATGATTTTCTTGCTGGAATTACATTATAATCTGGATATAATCCTGCTGTTTCCTTTTCTATCTTTATATCATAACCATTTTCAGGATGAGTAAAATCTCCATATTCAGGATCTTTTGCATAATTGATTAAAGATTGAACTACTTTCTTAATAGGTAAACTCATTATTTGAACTCCTTTATCAAGCTCTTTTAAATCTAATCCATTGCAGAAAGCTCTTTTTACAGCATAATAAACTCTTGCAGTTTCTTTAGTCAAAACTTCTGCTGCTAAAAGCTTCTGAATAATCTCACAAATATAACATCTTTTCTGAAATTGTCTTAAACATAATGTAGCAACTCTATTATTTTTAGAACCAAACCAATGCAATGCTAAAACTTTGAAAACAAGCCCTTTTTCATTCCAGGGTGGAAGTATTCTAATCAAGTTTTGACCTTCCTTTGGTGTCCAAATAGGAACTTTACAATAAGATGGAGCAGTTCTTTGAGCTACTTCTTTCTCTGTTAAATCAAAATTTGGTGAATAATAGTTTACTATTTCTGAATTCATAGCCTTTTACCTCCTTTCTTTGGTTTTTTATTTAATGCAAAAATTTTTGTTCTATATCCTTAATCAACTTTGAATTTCTAATCTCCAAATAGTTAGCAAGCTCTGGAATAGATATAAGAAAGAAAGTATAAACAACAATAGTCTGAAAAACTATCTCTTTTAATAGTTCTTTTTTATCTTTGAATTCATTTAAATCTTGTCTATTATATCCTTTTGCAACTCTTTGTAGCAATTCATAAATTTTCTGTTTCAAGATTTCATTTTCAGAAGATTTTATTAAATTATCAGGCAAGCAAAATACAAACTCTTTCACAAAAGAATTATAAACTTCTTCAAAAATTTCTTTTCTTGTCATGATTACTCTTCTTCTTTTCCTCTTTCTATAATCTCAAATCCTTTTCTTTTCACTAAAGAATATGCTTGTCCTGAACTTATCTCTAATGGAGACAAACCACAAACAAGAGCAACTACTTGAACTATTGGAAACATAATTCCATTTATGTTAACGAAGTATTTATGCCTTTTACTTTCAAAATAAGGTTTGAAATCCTTAAGGTATTCCTCAATCTCTTCCTTTGACATATTGACAAATTTCTCAAACTTAGGGTTTACCTTTGGCATATCTCAAGTCCCTCCTTTCAGTTAGCTTTATTTTCTATTATTATATCATAAAAATAAGAAATGTCAAGACTTTCTATCTTTTCTTAACCAAATTTCAAGAAATACACTCAATCTTGTAATATCTATCAACCTATTAAGTAAAAACTCTATGATATAAAGTTCATCATTTTCACTATCAAATTTAAGTTTTTGGATTGTTCTCTCAAATTTAGCTGCAATTTGTTTCACTTCTGGCTCAATTTCTCTTGATAATTCTTCTTCAACTTTTCTTAAAGTTTTTATACATTCTTTCATTTCTTTTCTCTAATAAAACTTAACCAATAATCAAGTATTTTATCTTTATTAAAACATTTTCTTTTATCTGCCTCTAAAAAGAATATAAATACTTCTTCTTCTGGCATATTTTCAAAAGAAATAATATAACTATAAGAAGTATCAATAGCATACTTTTGCTTAAAACTCTCTGAAAATAAATCTCCTCCTTTCTTTTTTCTATGAAGATCAAACTCATTCTGCACTTCCTCTAAAGTTGGGGCTATTGATAGAGGTAATCTTATAAGAGTTAAATAAGAAGTTTTAAGAAAATCTATTTTATAAAATATCTTCTTAAAAGTATTTAAAATGATAAATCTATTTTCAAAAGAAATGCCTACTACCCAATGTCTTTCTTCTTCTAATCTCCTAACTGCTTCTACTAAATGAGGTTTATACTCTCCTAACTGAACTAAATCCTCAAATTCTCCATCTATTTCTTCCTTTCTTCTTTTAGCTTCTTCATCTAATAGAATCATCCTACATCTCCTTAAAGTTTATTTTCTGGATTCTCATAAAGCAAAAATAACATCCTACCTTGATCTTCCAAAGCTTCTTTACAAGCTTGCAAAATTCCTACTTTTTCCTCAGCTTCTAAAACTTTTTTAGAAGCTTCAATATATTCTTCATCTGTATAAATTAAACTTTTCACTCCTTCTTCCGTAATCTTCAATCCTTTCTCTACTGCATCCTGTTTATATTTTCTATATAATCTATAATAAGTCTCTTTCTGTTGCAACTTTAATTCTGCTAATTTGGAACGCATTCTTTCAAGAGCTAAGGCATATCTTGCTTTTCTTGAAGGATAATCTCTTATCAAATCATCTAAATTGAATTCTCCTAATCTAACTGATTTTATAAATTCCTGATATTGCTCTAAAAAAGCATCTAATACTTTTTCATCAAACTTACCATTAATCATTTCATTTACCTCCTTTTTCTTTTTGTTCTTTTTGGAACTTTGTTAGTATAGCTTTAACATAAGAGTTATGATATTTACAAAGCTGTTCCAAATCAAACTTAATCATTAATAATAACTGACAGAAATCTTTAACAGTCCTATATAAATCCAATTTTGCACAAGCTGAAACTATCTTATCAATACAATCAAGAACATTTTCTAAAGTAATTCTTTCTGATAATGCTTTCTTATTTTCTTCATAAACATACAGAATTCTACGAGCAATCTCTTCCAAACTTCTTCTTGCTACAAAATGTTCTTCTTGTAAAATCCATCCAATCAAAAAAGCCCAAGCTTTCACTAATCTATCTTTTACTTCTAAAAGATTTTCATCATTAATTCCTTTATATAGAAGCAAAACAATTTCTGAAACTGTTCCATAAACTATTCTATTCCAGAAAGGATTTTCATTCTTTTTCCAATCATAATCATTAAAAAGCAGATCATTAAATTTCATTTGATTAAGAAAGGATTTTTGTAATAATCTTAAATAATTTTCTTTCATTTTTACTTTCCTTCAAAAATTTTCTTCATTCCTTCATATTCTTCTCTTGTTATCATTTTACTTGAAAAATCTACCCATTTATTGAGATGCTTATCCCAAAACTCTTTTGTTATAAGAACTGAATTTTCTTCTAATTGTACAACTCTAATTCTATAATCACTTTCTTTATTTACGATAACTTCTTTCATTTTTGTCTCCTTCAAATAATTTCTTTAAAGCTTCATATTCTTCTCTAAGAATTATCTTGCTATTGAAAAATGTACAAAAACTACTTCCTGGCTGCCAAAATTCCTCTATTATCTGAACCATATTTTCATTTATCTTAACTGCATAAGTTCTTGAATTTTGACTTTGTGATATTAAAACTTTTTCCATTTTCTTATTATTATATCATAAAACTGAAACTTGTCAAGATTGAATTTCTCCTTTTATTTTTCATTCTTCATTAATTCTTTAATCTTCCTTTTTATTTGTATAAAAGGTATTCTTTTTCCATATTCATTTACAATTTTCCATTTCCATTCCTTTGATACCCTCTCCAAAGTATCTTCACTATTACCCCAATACCCATCATCTAATTTTCCCCAATCAATATTCAATATCTCACAAATAATCGCAAGCCAAGGCTTGCCATAATATTCATAATTTTTCATTTCTTCTACTAACATATCCATATCTTCATCTCCAAACATATAAAACCAATTTCTATAATGTTGAAGTGAACGCCAAGCTGATAAACCTCGACAATCATTAGCTTTATTCCATGCAAATTCCATATACTCTTTCATTCTCTCTATCACATTTTCTGGAGTGTAAGGAAAATATTCCCACTTTTCTTCTCCTTTTTTGACTTTTTGAACATATTCTTCTCTTAATAAGCCTGTAGAAAGAGCTTCTTCCCAAGTCATAAAATAAAGAGGATCATCAAGTGTAACTCCAAATGGATCTTCTTTCTTTACAAATTCCAATACTCCCAATATATTTCTCATTTTTTAACCTCCTTTAAATAAACTTTCTTGACTTATTTTCTCACTTTCTATCTTTTCTTTATCTTTCTTCTCTTTTAATCTTCTTTTCATAATTTTGTTTTCTCAAATCTGTCTATCATAAATTTGATTTTCCTATTTAACTCTTCAATAGAACTTACAACCTTATCCATTTCTAAAATCAGACCTAATAAGTCTGCTCTTAAAAGTTGCAAACTCCAGCATTCTTCTTTATTTTTTAATTCTTTCATCTTCTTTTCTAAAATATCCCTAACAACATTCCATTCCAACTGACAAGCTATATCTTTACTATTAATTTCAACTGAAAGCAGTTTATTATGAATATCCTTCAAATATTCTAACATCTCTTTACATAATTCTGAACCTAAAATCTCTCTTAGTGTCATCTTCTTATTATTATATCACAAAATAAATTTTAATCAAGCTTACTTCTTAAATTTATTATACAAATACAAAATGAACTTTTCATATTGAGAAAAATTCATAAACTTCATAACAGAAGGCTTATTGCTTAAAGGAGATTGCAATGAAACCTTAGCATTTATGAATAGTAATCTTCCATAATAATATCTCCAGTATGCATTCACTATTATTCTGATACCATGTTTCAAGTAAAAGATATACTCATTTCCTAACTTTTCCCATCTCTTTGCAATTCTTCCCAAAGTATTTCTCAGTAATCTGCTTTTTATCTTTAGTAAATCAAATTTGTCTTTAAATTTTTGCTTTAATCCAATTGAACGGATAAACATTTTTACTTTCTTAATTCCTTGTTTCCAGCTCCATTCTTTGAAAAAGGAAATTGCTTCAAAGCTTTTCTGAGACTTCTTTATCATATAGCCGATATTGATACCTTCCAGATTCTTTATGTGAATATATCCATATTTGAAATCTTTAGTAAAGAAATTTTTCATTCCTAAATTTTCAAAATGTATATATTTATTGCTTGCAATGTAAATATGCCAGTGAATTACCTGTCTTTGCTGAAATTCTGCATAAGTGAAATATTCATATTGAACATTTCTATAATGATAATCAAGATAATCTCTTAAGTGTTTAATAAAACCTGAAATTCCACCAATCTCTTTTATAAAATCTGCATAGCTATCCCAGTCATTAAAACTAAGAGTAATTAATTTTACTTTCCAACCCTTTCTTTTTAAATATTTGAATAATCTGGCACTGATGGCAATATTATCAATAACTCTTTTTCTGCACAATTCAATATAGCTTAATTCTATTAAGTTCTCTTTTCTTTCTGGAATATTCAATTTATCTCTCTTCTATTCTTCTGTATATTTTTCAATGCTTGAAATTTCTTTGAAATTATATCTTACTGGAGCTTTTTCAAAGATAAGAAAAGCTCCTTCTTTTTCTGTTTCTATTGCTATCAATTTATCTACAAAATCATACCCACTTTGCAGTTTTACTGAGCATTTTCTTCCAAGCAATTTTGTAAGAGCAGTTACTTTTGTAGTTAAAGACATAGAAAATAAATCACCTCCTTCTTATTAGTTATAAAACTTTTCAATATTCTTGTAGTAACAATATTGAGATAAACAAATTGAATTCATTTTTTCAAAAAGAACATTTAGAAACTTATTAAAATCTTCCAAAGATTTATTTTCATTTTTTGCATATATAATCAAATTTCTTTCAATAATTTCCATTACTTCAGAACTTTTCTTATTAAAATCACAAATCAATACAAAAAGAACTGATAAAACATTTCCATCCAACAGCTTTATTATTCCTTTTACTACCGTAAAAATAAGAGTAGAAAGAATCCTCAACTTTCTATCTATTTCATTCAAAGAGTAAAATTCTTCAGGTTTAAGTATTGCTTCAGAAAGTTCCTTATTTGTAATCCCTATTGCTTGCCAGAAATCATTAGCATCATGATCAAATGGTAAAGTCTTGATTTGAGTTATCTGCTGCTGCATCATTTTTAGACCTCCTTTCTCTTTTTTCTTTCCATCTATAATAACAAATCAAAAACACTATAGTTCCTACCAAAACAAAGCATTCCAGAGAGCAGAAGATATTTCCATATATTTTATCAAAGCCAATTTTCATTCCAATCAAAGTAAATACAATAAAGCAAAATGTTGCATTCAGCCAAACTGCACTTTGATAGATAAGGCTTATATCCTTTGCTGTTTTTCTTTTAAGAAGCAATCTTATTTGAGCTATTGCAAAGCTTCCTGTTATAATTGATAAGATTGTAATAATACTTTGCAGATAAGGTAGTATTTCCATTCATTTTCTCCTTTCAACTTATTAAACTATTGAATTATTGTTTCTTCTGTTTTTTGAGTTAAAACATTAATAAGAAAATCCAAATCTTCTCTTAAAAGAAGAACTTGGACATACTGATTTGAGATCCAGCAATCCATTTGCTTATACTTATCCCAGCTTTCCTTTGCCTGTTTTAGCTGTTGGACAAAGTATTCCTTTTCAGTTTCATTCATGAGATAAATTGTAACTCTTCCCAGAGCATAAGTAAGAGCATAGCTTTCATCCTGCAAAGATTTACGGATTTTCCATCTATCATTTTCTCCTATGAGAATGCTTTGCATTGACATTTTATTGCTCCTTTTTACCTTTTTCTACTTCATAACAAATTTCCTGAATAATATTTTGCAATTTAATTATTTTGCAATAAATCGCATTTTCAGAACTTACTTTTTGAGATTCCATCCATTTTCTAATTGCTTTACATATTTCCAGTATATCTTTTAAATACTTTAGTTGAATAAAACCCGAACTAAGCAAAAGTTCTTTAAGATCAAGTTCAACAGTAATATCAATCTTTATACCTTTTTCTCTTGAACCTTTCAGCTCATTGAGTATTGCCTTTATTATGCTCATGTTTATCTTTCTCCTTCACAAAATAGTTTTTATAAACATAAGAAGACATATATCTTATTAAAACCCATTCCAATGCTTTAGCCCAGTAGAAAAACTCTGGATTATATTCATACATTGGATCAATCGTTGTAGTATTACTATCCCGAAACATTTCTATTATTATATCATGATTTTATTATTTTGTCAACACTAAAAAGTTGAAATTTTAAATTTTTATGATAAAATAAAAAGTAAAATGAAAACAGAAGACAAAATTTATCAAGAAGTAAATAATCTAATTAAAAGCTTATACAATTCAGATGGAACTATTAATATCAAAAAGCTAAAGGAATTGCAGCTTTATGGTTCTTCTGTCAATTGGGGGGATTTAAGCTGTTGCCATGTAGAAAAAGCTTATGTAGTTTATGTCAGTGAAGCTGCTCCTGATGCTTATGCATTACAGAGGTATATAGAAGAAGAAATGAGAAAGAAAGGTTATAAAGTTAAAGTAATAACAGAATGGTGACAATCTCATGAAAACATTTCTATTAATCCTTTATGCATATTCCATCTCTCTGCTAACAATTGCAATACTGAAAAGCAAACCTGCCCTTGCAATGCTCGTTGCAATATTCGTAGGAATACTATCAGCATTAATATCAAAAGAAAATTAAACTTAAAATAAACCCACCAAAATAATACTATAGCAATAGCAAAAATCTAAAAAATCTCTATTCCAATAATAGTTCCTTAACCAAAAATCAAAAAACAAAACAAATTAATGAGAAATTTTACCTTTAAAATTTCGAATGAATTAAAAAAGAAAAATTTCTTAAATTCAAACAAAAAGTAAAAAACAAATAGAATAAAAAATAAAATAAAAATCAAAATAAGAAAAAAGAAACTTATATTCCAAAAATAGTAAGTAAAAAGAAAAGAAATCCTACTAAATGAATTTAGAAAAATCTATCTTAATTTCTTCTATTAATAACTACCTTAAAACCTCTTTCTCTATACTTTATATCCTCTATCCTTCTTATAATCAATATCAAAAGTATAACATATGAATCTAATACTTTTTCTTTCTTTAAATAACTGCTTCAAATCCTTTTTAATATTTCATATCCCTTACTCCGTAAGATATGAAATATAGTATAAAATACCAAACTTCAAAAGATGATAATAAGAAAAAAATTTATGATAATTTTATATGAAAAAATATTGAAGAAAATGAAAAGTATGGTATAATAATAAGAAAAAGAAGTAAGGAGGCAATAAAGGGATGGTAATGGTTAGAAATAGGTTATATTCTGAAAAAGATTATAAAGGACAGTGGATTGATGCTCCTGATGAATGTTGTCCTTGCAGACCTTGTTGGCATTTGTATCATTTTCCTTGGTGGGATAGTTCAGGAAAGATGCATAGTCATTTTAATTGTGTTACAAGACATAATAGTGGATGTCCTTTTCCTAAACTAAGACCTCTTCATATTTTTTATCTTTCTAAGAGATTTAAAAAGAGAAAGAAAGGGGATGTATTCAGATGTTTAAGATGTGGAAAGGAAGTAAGGCTAGGAGAAGAAGAATGTGATTGGATAGCTGTTCCACATCGTCAAAGAAAGAAAATTATAGAATATTTAAGACAAAAGGGAATAAGAGCATAAAAACACAAGAAAGGAGGGGACAAGATGATAGAAACATTAGAGTTAGTAGTAAGGTTAAGTTTTATTTCTGACATACTTGGGACAGCTCCAAGTCCAGAATTATTGAAATTAGATTTCTTTAAAATGATTGGAAAGAAAGCTTTAAAGGATGCAAAGAAGTTGGAAAAAGAAACAGAAAGATTATCGACCGAAGCTTATACTAAAGAAGACTATAAGGTATCAAAGTCTTCCGAAGAGAAAGAAAAGAATAATGAAATAACACAGATAACTTATTTCAGAAAAGATAATAAAGGAATTTATTTACCAAATTTTATGGTTAAGGGATTTCTTAAAGCTGCTGCTCAAGCTTTAAAGGAGCAAATTAACTTACCAAATCCAAGAGCGAAGATTGACAGATATGTTTTTATATTTCCTAACAAAATTTATTTGTATAGAAATGGAAATGTTCTTAAGAAACATAAAGATGAGTATATTCGTCCAATAAGGGCAATGACTCCAAAGGGTGAGAGAACTTCTTTGGTATCATCTGAGAGAATTGAAGCATCGGAAGATAATCCTGTTATAACAGATGAAATTAGAATTGTGTTGATTAAGAATAGAGAAATAAATCTGAAGAAATTGAAGAAGATGTTGGAGTATGGACTTTATTCTGGAATAAGTCAATGGAGGAGTGCTGGATTTGGTAGATTTAAATGGGAGCTTATTTCTCAGACTGAAGAAATAGAAGAGGAGAAGGAAAAAGTTGAGAATAAGAGTGAAAACGAAGAAAACAATAATGAAGTGAAGAAAAAGAAGATAAAAGTGAAAAAGGCAAATGAGAAGTGATGGAAGGATTTTGTTTTGGGAATTATTGTTTAGTGAAGCAAAGGTAAAGTTTTGATTAGAGGAGTGAAGTTTTGATAAGGTAAAGGTTGTGTGCAGGAGTGTTAGGTATTGGTTTAGAAATGTTATGAGTTGAATGAGTACTGTTATGGAGAAGTGGAGAAATGTGTCGCAGAGTTTTGGTTTTGTTATGTAATGAAACGAAGAGTTTTGCAAAGGAAAACTATTATCTTGTATCGTTGTGGTTATGTTAAGATTGGTAATGTTGAGGTTATGTTATATATAGACTTGTATTGTTGAGGTTAGGTTAAGTAACCTGATGTTTAGTAATGGTTTTGTTTCGTCCAGTTGGATCTTGTTTTGGAGCTGTTTTGCATATTAATGTTTTGGAACTGTTAAGTAAAGATTAGTAATGGTAAAGTTAGAAGATGTTTTGTAGTGTAGAGGATAAGCATTGTTTTGTGCAGTAAAGGTTGTGCAATGTTAATTAAAGCAATGTTTTCTCTTGTTCTGAAAGTAAAGTTAAAGTTATGCTTTGTAGTATAGGGTTAAGGTTATGTTCAGTTTGATAGAGTAGTGTAAAGATAAAAAATAAGCAAAGGAGTTTGTAATGGCAGATTATGTAAATGTAAAAGAATGGTGTCCAGTATTAAATCCTTTTGATGAGTTTTGCTATAGGATAATAGAGAAATATGGAAATGGAGATTTTGAAAATTTACCTTGTATGAAGTTATATTCAAAAGTAAAAACTCCATGTGTAAGAAGTGAAGGGAATAAAGATAAAAGTATAATGATTACAGCCCAAAACCCAGGCATTCAGGAAGATGAAGCTGATAGACCTTTTATAGGTCCTTCAGGAAAGAAGTTAGAAGAAGTTTTGAAAGATTTAGGATATAAAAGAGAAGACTTTTATATAACAAATGCAGTTAAATGTTATGGAGAAACAGATGAGATAACTCAAAGTATGATAAAGATATGTTCTATTTCTATTTTAAGAAGAGAAATAAACTTAATTAAACCAAATATGATAATCTGTTTAGGAAGGATTGCATTTTTAGGAGTTCAGTATGCATTATTAGGAAAGATAAAAGAAGAATTTGAAAGAGGAAAAATCGTAGAAATTGAAAGTCCTATTTTAGGAGAAAAGAAAAAAGTAAAAGTATGTATGACATATCATCCTTCTTACATTTTGAGAAATCCAAATTATGAGCCAGAATTCAAGAAAGACTTAAGCACTTTTCTGAAAGAAGGAGATATAACAATAGAGTATGAAATTTTAAATACCTATGAAAAAGTGAAAGATTTTGTTGACAGTATAGTAAATAGTAAAGAAGAAGTTTATGCAGTAGTAGATTTAGAAACTTTTAGTAAAGATGTTCATGATCCTAATAACAAGATATTCTGTATTGGAATAGCTCTATCAGAAAAGAAAGCATTTATTATTCCTTTGAGACATTATGAAGCATTAAAAAGACAGATTATTAATTTCTTTATAGAAGGAATTCAAGAAAAAGTAATAGAAGAATTAAGAAGATTATTTTCTTATGAGAAATTAAAGATAATAGGACACAATTTTAAGTTTGATGCATTGGTTCTGTTAAGAGATTTAGAAGTAGATGTGATGGATAAAGTTTATGCTGATACATTAGTTTATCATCATTTATTAAAGGAAACTCCACCACATGATTTGAAAACATTAATTACTCTTTATACCCCTTTTTCAAACTATTACAAAGAAATGAAAGAAGTTTTTGTATCAAAGAAAGAAAAGTGGTATCATTATGTTGATTTTAATGATTTGTATAGATATTGTGCTTATGATTGCTGCTCCAATTATTATCTCTGGAAAGAGTTAGACAGAAGAATAAAGCAATTAGATTTATGGCAAAAAAATTTATCCAATAAGGTCAATAAACTAATAGAAGAACACAAAAAGCTAAATAAACCTTACATAACTCCTTACTATACTTACTTTCAGATAGAGAAGCTTAAAGAATTAGAAATGGAACATTATAGAATTCTTTTTGAAATGGAAAAGAATGGATTACCTTTTTCAAGAAGCTATGTGGAAAACTTAAAAGAAGAAGTTCAATATAAAATGAAGGAAAAACAGAATGAATTAAGTAAATTAGCTGGGAAGATGATAAATTGGAATTCTCCTCAGCAGATTTCCAAATTATTTAAAGAATTGGGAATAGATTCTCCAAAGAAAACTCCTAAAGGAAATCCTTCTTATGATGAAGAAGCTCTAAAGATTTTAGCGGAAAATGGAGTAGAAATAGCCCAAAAATTGCTTGAATATAGAAAATTGTTGAAGAATTATACTACTTATGTTTTATTTCTTGAAAATTATAATTATAGATTAAAACAAACAGAAACTGAAGATATTGTCAGACTATCTTGCAATATTAATATTGCTGGAACTGAAACAGGGAGATTATCAACATCTAATCCTGCTTTTCATGGAATTCCAAGAGATAATTTATATAGAAATATGGTTCAAGCAGAAGAAGGCTGGTTAATAGTAAGTGCAGATTATTCTATGGCAGATTTAAGAATGCTTGCTGGTTATAGTAATTGCAAAGGTATGATAGAAGCATTTAATAGTGGAATTGATTTTCATACTTTAACAGCATCATTAATATTTGATAAAGATCCTGAAGACATATCTGTAGAAGAGAGGACAACAGCCAAAACAATTAATTTTTCTGTTGCTTATTTAATTACTCCTTTTAAACTGTCTCAAAAACTCAAAACTTCAATAAAAGAAGCTCAAAATTTTATAGATAGATGGTTTCAGGACAAGCCAGAGATAAAATACTTTTTCAATGTTTTAATTTCTCAATATGATAAAGTAGAAGAAGGAAAGGAAGCTAAATTTGTAAATGTTTTTGGGAGAATGAGAAGAGTTCAAAAAGTAAGAAAATTTTATGAAGATAAATTTACAGGAAAAAGAAAGCTAAATCCTGAATATTCTCATAGAGTTAAGGAAATAGTTAATTTTTATCCTCAATCAACAGTAGCAGATGCATTAATGATAGGTCTTATTAGACTAAAGAAAAAGTTAGTAGAAAAAGATTTAATTCCTTATTGTAGATTTCTCCTAACAATACATGATGCTCTATTATTAGAAGTAAAGAAGGAAAAAGTAGATGAAATATGTGAAATAGTCAAATGGGCAATGGAATTTCCTATTCCTTTTGCTAACTGTCAAATAGTAATTCCAGTTGATTTCACTATTGACAAAATGTGGAAGAAGGAATAAGATTGAAACTATATAATAAAGAGAAATTTTGTTTATTGAAAGTTAAGATAAGAATTTTTAGCCCAAATGCAATCAAATGTTTTCTTTTTATTAAATAAGACAACTCAAGTCTCCAGAGCATTATTTTCAACAATCCTTGCTCTGGAGACTTTTTTTAGTTATTTGAAAATCTATTAGATAGGAGTTTTGTAATGAAAAAAGATGAAGCAAGAATAGTTCCTGAAGTTCATTTTTCTTTTAATGATCATCCATTTAGAAAACCTTCATTTGTATTGTATTTTTGTGGTTGTCCTCATAAATGTAAAGGATGTCATTCTCAAGAATTACAAAATCCTTATTCAGATTTATGTGAGACTATAACTGTTTCTAAATTGAAGGGAGTTTTGAAATATTATTTTGACAGTTATAATGGAAAGATAAATAGTGTAGTTCTTTTAGGCGGAGACCCAGTTGTTTATACAGATTTTCTCATTAAGCTTTTTTCAGAATTAAGAAAAGAAGTTAAGAATATTGAAGTAGTTCTTTATACTGGATACTTATTTGAAGAATTGAAAGAAGAACTAAAAAACTTGGTTGATATAATAGTTGATGGAAAATATAGAGAAGATTTAAAGACAGGAAAGTTCCCTGCATCATCAAATCAAAGAGTTTTTATTAAAGAAAATTCAGAATGGAAAGATAAAACATATCTATTTTTAGGATAAAGCTTTGAAATTTTGTAGGAAGGAGGTCAGTATGTATGGAATTGAATTGTTTTTCTCAAATACTTTATTTGGTAAGAGAGTTTATTCTTATTTTTTAAAAGAGCATCCAAAGATATTAGAATATTGGAAAATACATCCTAAGAATTTTGATTTTAATAAGTTTCAGAAGAAATATTTTACAGTTGATTATATTCAAGATATTTCTGCAAATCCTTCAAGTAATGTAACAAATAAAAGCATTGCAAGATTTAAAGTTGAAATGATAACTCCATTTATAAAGTATCTAACATTTTCAACTTTATTTGAGAAAATGGTAGAAATGTATGGGATAAATGAAGCTACAGAATATTCAAAAATGTTATTAGATGGAACTTTTTATTTACATGATACAGCAGCTTATATAATGTCCTATTGTCTTGGAGTTGACTTCAGTAAACTATTATTAGAAGGAATGCCTTATGGTCAATTACATTCATTACCACCTAAAAAACCAAGAACTTTTATTAATCAAGTAAAGGAAGCAATAATTGAGTTATCAAGTGAATTTGCTGGTGCTATAGCATTTCCAAGCTTGATTGTTTTATACACTTACATTTATCTTAAATACTATGGAAAAGATTATAAGATAAATGAGAAAGAAGTAGAAGATGATTTTCAAAATTTGGTTCATACAATTAATAAAGAATTAAGAAATGGGCAAGAAAGCCCCTTTTCCAATTTATCTTTCTTTGACAGATACATCTTAGATGAATTGTTGACTTATGTTTATTCCTATTTTACAAATGAAATAGGAGATAAGGAATTATTTCTTAAGAGAATTTTAGAAATTCAAGAAATTGTAATGGAATTTTTATGTAAAGGAGATCCAATTACAAAAGCTCCTTATAGATTTCCTGTAATTACTGTAAATTTTATCAAAGATAAGAAAATGGGAAAAATATTGGATAGAGAATTTTTAGATTTAGTAGCTAAAAATAACACAAAAGGACAAATGAATATTTATGTTTCTGATGATGCAAGAAAATATTCCTTATGTTGTCGTTTTCAGCCAGACATTACCACATTTAAATTTGATAGTTTTGGTAATGGTGGAATCAATGTTGGTTGCTATGATGAGAAAACAGAAGTATTAACTGATAGAGGTTGGAAGTATTTTAAGGATTTGAAAGAAGAAGATTTAGTTTTGACTTTAAATATGGAGACAGGGAAAGCAGAATTTCAAAAACCTACTCACTATTTTGAGTATGAATATGAAGGAATTATGCACCATTATAAGTCAAGAGATATTGATTTGCTTGTTACTCCTAACCATAATATGTTAGTCAAGTCAAGGAAAACAGGAGAATTGAAACTAATAAAATCAGAAGATTTGAATGGTCAAGGATATAATTTACCTGTTTCTGGATTTCATATTAGTAAAGATAAATTAGGAACCATTACTATTGGGAATAAAAAATATGATAGCAAAGTTTTTTGTAGATTTTTGGGTTTCTTTTTAGCAGATGGTTCATGCTATCTTAATGAAGAAATTGCAAAAAAATATGGTTGGGAAATATCTTTTTCAGTAAAAAAGAGTAGAAAAATTAAGTTTTTGAAAAGGGTTTTAGAAAAAATGCAAGCTAAATATAATAAATATCAAGATAGATTTGCTATTTACGAAGGTAAAGAATTTTATGAATTTTTAAGAAAATTTTATGATAGTGAAAACAAAAAGTGTATAGATAAAGATTTTATGTTAAAGCTTGGATATGAAGATTTGCTATGTTTATTTGAAGGTTTAATAGAAGGAGATGGTTATAATAATAAAAAAGCTAATCAGGTTATTTTTTATACTTCTTCTGATAAATTAAAAGATGATTTTTGTTACCTTTGTGCTTTAATAGGTTATCAAACAACTGTAAGAAAGAAAGGTAATCCCAGAATTAGAGAAACTTATTTTAAAAAAGAAAATAGGGTAATTATTGGAAAATGTTATGAAATAGTTGTTAGAAGAAATAAAGAAATCCATAAAATAGTGAAATATAAACAGACAAGATATTATAAAGGAAAAGTTTATTGTGTTGAAGTTCCAAATCATATTCTAATGATTAGAAGAAATGGACATACTTTATGGTGTGGTAATAGTATCCGAGTTCTTACTATAAATCTTAATAGAATAGCTTTAGAAGTGTTAGAGCAAATTGAGGATAATTTTGATATTGATTACAAGACTATTTACTTACAAAAGCTTAAAGAGAGAATGAATGTTGCAAAGAAAATTTTAGATAGTTTTAGAGAATGTATAAGAAACTTCATCAAGCAAAGTTGTTATAGATTTTTCAATCTTGGTTGGTTTGATTTGGATAAGCATTTCTATTCTACAATTGGTTTTATTGGATTATATGAAGCATTGAGAACTTTAGATAAAGATTTAAGAAGTAGCTTTGCAATAGATATTTTAGAAACAATGGATGATATGATTACAGAGTTCAATAAAAATAGAAAAATAAAATACAACTTAGAGCAAGTTCCTGGAGAAAGTGCAGCAGGATTACTTCCAAGTCTTGACAGATATTTTTATGGAGAAGAAAAAGTTCCTTATGTTTTATATTCCAATCAATTTGTTCCTTTATATGAAAGACATTCAATACTTGATAAAATAGAAATAGAAGGAAGATATTTTAAGTATCTATCTGGAGGTGGGATAAGTCATATAAATATATTACATGAAATGAAGCCAGAAGAAGTTAAGTTTTTGATTGAATTATGTGTAGAAAAAGGAATAGAGCATTTTGCATTAAATCCAGTTTATTCTATTTGTGAAAATGGACATTATTTATTGGGAAAATATGATGAATGTTATATTTGTGGAGCAAAAATAAAAGATCATTTGACAAGAGTAGTAGGTTTCTTCACTCCAGTTAGTGCTTGGAATGACAAGCGAAGAAATTGGGAATTTTCAAGAAGAGTTTGGAATACTCTAAAAGGAGATATAAAGAGAGAAAAGAAATAAATGGAAAAGCTGGAAATATGATGCAAAATATAGCTCAGTAAGAAAAAGAATAAAAAGGAAGACAAATAAAAAGGAAAGATTTTTAGCAAAAGAACAAATTAGAAAAGAATTAAATGAAATAGATTACTAAATAGATAATTTTACTAAACAACTTACTTTACTCTATACTGAAACTTTAGAAATTTTGCAAGATTAATTTTTATAGATTGGTTTGGAAACTTTCAAAATCTATCTAAAATCCAAAAAGATTTAGGAATTTTCTCATTAGAAATCTCACAATGGATAAATTTCTCTGAGACTCCTATATGTTCAAATCCTACTTCTAACAAAGCTGATATTATTAAGAATCTTGAAAAGTTGTCAATACAAGCAATTTTGCAAGCTCTTCCTTCTAAATGCCCTTTTAATTTTAAATCAATAAAACTATTTAACCTTTTAGCATAACTTTCGCAAATGTATCCTAATTTTATAACAAGTGGAAACTTAAGCAATTCTTGAGCTTTGTCCAATTTGTTTATTAATTCAGGATGAGTATTATTCCTTCCACAACAAGGACAGGCAAAATCTTCATACTTGAAATGTTTCCACACTATTTAATCTAATTTTTGTTGAAGTTTTTCAATTTTATCGTTAATAATTAACCAAGCTTTATAAACTTCCCTTTTAAGAATTTTAGCTTTACATTGACCTAAATAGTATCCTATAATTAGACAAACTAAGCCTATAAGAAAGTAAGACATTCCTTATTAGTATAAGAAATTAATAAAAATAAAAACTCTCATTTCTTTATCTTTTCAATTCTTTCTTTAGCTTCTTTCTTTAATTCTTCAATTACTTTTTTTATCTCTTGATGTTGCTCTTCAACATATTTACTCATTTCTCTATTTTTGAAGAAGATAACACAACCTATTACAATTAATAAAACAATTACAACAATTGCAGCATAACTTACCATGATTTTTACCCCCTTGTTGTATTACATTACAAAGTTATTGCTACTCCTATCAAAATTCCCAAAGTTAGAAATAAGCTATTTTCTTTTATTTTATCATAAAAACTTTTTTTGTAAAGATGTTTGTAAGCTTCATTTTGGTAGTTAATGATTTCTTGCAAATTTTCAATAGTTTCTTTTGAAATTTGTAATTGCTTTTTCTGAAGTTCTATAATAGTTTTCAAATATTCAATCTGTTTCTTTAACTCCTGATTTTCTTTAATGAGTATTTCAATTTGTTTGTTTGTAATTCTGCATTGTTCTAATTCTACTATCATTCTTTTAGCTGTTTCTTCAGAAAAACAGATTATAGGTTCATCTTGCTTTTGAGAAAAAGCTAAAGAAGGTAATGATAAAATAAAAATACTAATTAATAGGCTTATAACCCAGTTTTTCAAATCTTTCCCTCAATTCTTTAGAAGTTTTAGGTAATTCTATTTTTTCTTTAGTTAATTGTAATCTTTTGTAAACTCTTTCGTAATATAGTACTTTCTCTTGAACATTCTGATAAAGCTTCTTATATCTTTCCATTTCTTTCTTATAGTTTTCTAAGTTTTCTTCATACCATTTAATTTCCTTTTCAACCTTTCTATTAACTTCCTTTTCTATATTTCTAATTTTTAATCTCATCTTAATGGAATCAATAAGGCTAACAACTAAGATAAAAAAGAAAATCAGAAACAAAAAATACCAAAAAAGATTTGAATATTCTGTTAGATTCTTAATCTTTATATTCATTTTTATTTACCAAAAAGGAAATGCTAATTCTCTTTCAACTCTTTGCTCAGAACATAAAAGATTATTCCATTTTTGTCCATATTCATAAACTTTCTGACTATAGCTATAATTTATTTCACAAGCACTTTTCCATTGAATGCATTTCCCATACTTTTTCCAAACACAAACTTTTTTCCTTCTACAACAATTGTAACAATCTTCCCATTTATCACTCTTTGCTCTTTTACATTCTATAATTACCCAATTTCCACCATTATATCTTTGATAAGTAATCCAAAGCTTTTTTAACCATTCTGGATTACTTCTCCAAAGCATTCCAATATAGTAAATTGCAGCTTCGATATGCTGTTTGCTATAAGGTTTATCATAATCAGGAAATAAAGGTCTTAAGTATTTATCTAAAAATTTAGGGGTTAATTGAAAATAGCCTACTGAACCATGTCCATCTACAGATATTCTCCATCTACAATTTGTCTCAACTTTTGCTACTGCTATGTTATACCAGAAAGGAAATTTTTTGCTAATATATCTTTCTGAAGCTTTCCTTACTGGTTCAATAAGAAAACTACATCTATCTTTTTTTGCTTTTGCTGAGGCTATGGTGAGAATACCGAATATAAGTAAAGCAAGTCCAATTAGAATTAATAGAATATCAATAAAGGTTTTGAGTAATTTGTTTTTCACTTTTTAACCCAATGCGATTACAATAGCATACGCAATTAATAAAACAAGTGCATAAATTTTTCTCCATTCTCCCTTTTCATTCCAGTTAATCATTCCAATTCTTGCTCTTCTTATTGCATACCAGACAAAAGTAAGTAAACCACACAAACCTACTTTTCTTCCAAGCATTGCAATGAATTCTTTTTGGTCAAAGACAAATATGTAGCCTATTATAATACCTACTATTGCCAAAACCAATTCAAACCAACTTCTTCTAACAGTTACTAACATTTTGTCCTCCTAAATGCTATACCCCAAATTTGGCTACCATCGTCCTTTGGTCTCGCACCAATGTAAAACTCAAATCGCTTTCCTCTGTAACTAAAAAACGGTAAAATTAAATTCCATTTTCTTTTACTATGCCAAACTTTCCACTCAGAAGGATAATTTCCAGTTCCAATCCAGTAATAACAAAAATTATGCAAAGGATTTCTTACAAAATACCAATAAAAATAAGCAAATTTTCTATATTTTTGAAAGCACCAATCAGGAGGAACAGGGTCATCATAGTTACCGAATGGGTTAAATTTTGAGTTCCATATTTTAAGCAAATCCATTTTTATCCCACTTCTTCAGAAGGTTTTAATACATCTAAATTAGCTTTCTTAACTATTTCTTTTTTTAATTCAATTGGTATCTCTCTCACATTAACAACAAAAATTCCTTTTTCTAAAAAGGATTTTATTAAAGCTTTCTTATCCTGTGCAGATAAAAGTTTTGATTGAGGTCTAATTGCTTCCTCTACAATTTTATCAATATTTTGTCTTACTCTTTGCTTGATAAAATTTGTGTGAAACTCAATAATATCTGCTATATCAAAAAAAAGTGCCTTTGTCTCTTCTTCTGTTAGTTCAAGTTCTTTTAGAGTTTCGTTTGTATCTGTGTTAATATAAACTATTTTAAGCTTCATTTTATCACTCCTTACAGATTATTTTATGTTATTTTTATGACACTTAAAAAAGTTGCTCCATAGCCACCTCGAAGCGTTGAAGAATTATTTAAGTTTTTTGCATAAAGTTCGATGTAATCAGAAGCGTTTAAATTTAATATTTTGCTTATAATTAAATCGTGTGTGTCCGCTTCAGCTGCTTGTAACACTGTTGAAAATTTTTCAGCTCCGTTGATGTAAATTGCATTTATCAAAAAATCTCCTGCTGCACCTGGAATAAATCTTATTTTTCCTGTTATTAAGTATTTACCTGTTTCATTCACAGTAATACGATTGTTTGTAGAATCAAACTCATTTTGAGTGTCAATCTCTGTAGTATCTAAAGCTACTTTTGTCCATGTGTTTGCACTAATTGACTGATCTGTAGAAAGATATACTACACAACAGCTTTGCTTAGGAAAAGTTAAAATTCCTGCAGTGCTGATATTAAAAACTTGAGTTCCTGAAATAGAAATACTTATATCTGAATCAGAACTTACAGGAACAAAATCTGAAGCATGTTTACCATCTAAAAGATCAGCATCTAACCCTGAACCACTTCCTTGTTTTATCCAATCATTTATATATCCACTACTATTGGCAACTGGGATAGTAAGTGGTGTAGGGGAAATATCCGCATGATGCCCATCAACTGTATCACTATCTAAACCGCTCCCGCTACCGTCAACGTTTTTAAGCTTTGTCAATATTGTATTATCATCAACATTGCTTAAATCAACTTTAGCAAGATAACTTTCAAGCTGAGTAGATAAATTTGCTATTGTATCTTTTATCCATTTAGAAGTAGAACTATCATATCTTAAAATATTCCAATTATCAGGAGTTGAATTCCATAAATCTTCAAACTTTGCTAAATAATCATTTAATTTTTGGAAGTTAGAAGAGTATATTGCATTCCACCCAGAAGTTCCATAATCACATCCCTCAAGCTGTGTGGGCTCGTATGTCATGGTAATAGCCTCCTTCTCTATCTGAATTTAGTATATCTTTTACAAAAATTTCAGTATTGCCGTTACTTATTAGTATTTTTTCATTTCCATTATATAAGAAATCTTTATATTCTTTTAGAATCTTTTGTTCTTCTTTGAGAGCCTCATAACCATTTTCAAATTTCCAAACCCTAATAACTTTTATCTTTTTTTGGTCTTCTGGTTTAAATCTATTATAAATATCCTTTTTATTTGTAATCCCAATCTTGTAAAAGTCTTTGTTATTATGTTCTATTCTTATATAATACAGAAAACTTGGTTTTGTAAAATCAATTCCTCCTTTATTACAATGAGGACAACCATATCCAGTAAGATGATTATGGGGAGTTTGTAAGAAGATTCTATTACAGTTTTTACAAATTATTTTGACTTTTGTATCTTTATTTACATATTTTACTAAACTATAATCATATTTGTTTCCATGAATCCTTTTAGCTTTTTCGATAAATTTCTCTTTACCTATTTTCTCTTTTTCTTTAATTCTTTCTATTGCACATTTTGGGCAGCCATTCCCTTGTAAGTGCATGTAAGCTAATTGTTCAAAAATTCCATGTTTAGGGCAAATAATTTTAACTTTACTATGAGCTTTTTCATATTCTACTAATGAGTAGTCATACTTGTTTCCATGAACCTTTTTAGCTTTTTCTATGAATTGTTCTCTTGTCATTGTTTGTCTTTTGCTTCGTTCTTCTAAAGCACATTTAGGACAACCTTGACCACTTAAATGTCTATTAGGAGTTTGTTCAAATATTCCATGTTTTGGACATATAATTTTAACTTTTGTTTTGTTATTCTTATATTCTACTAAAGAGTAATCATATTTATTACCATAAATTTTTTGGGCTTTTTGAATAAACTCTTCTTTCGTCATTGATAATTTTTGTCTAATTTTTTCTATTCCACACTTAGGACATCCTTCCTTTCTTCTTAAATGTCTATATGGAGTAGTTTGAAATTCACCATGTTCAGGGCATATTACAGTTATAGGAGTATCACAATTAACATAAATCACTTTTGAGTAATCATACTTTCCCTTGTGGACTTCAGTAGCTTCTTTAATAAACTCTTCTAAAGACATTTTTCTTTTATCTGAATTCCTTTTTATGGTACACTTTTTACATCCTTTACTTCTTAATAGAGCATAAGGTAAAACTTCCCAAACATAACCACATTTTTTACATTTTACTTTAACTTTTGTTTTACTATTGACATAAACTGTTTCTGAAAAATCAAAAATATCATTACCAAATCTTTCAATACATCTTCTTATGAATTCTTCTTGAGTTAATTCTCTTTTTCTTTTCATCTTTTTTTTCAAATTCTTATCTTAGCATTTTATTCTTAAATTGCAATACTTCTTAGGATTTTGGTATTATTACCTTTCTATTTTAATCCAATTTTCAATTTTGCAAATCTCTTGCAATTTCTTTCTGTAAACAGTATATAATCTATTCCTCATTTCTAAATACTCTTTTGGCTTATAATTTATGTATTTTGCTTGAATACAATTCGAATAAAATTTTAGCCATCCTTTTTCTTTCATAATATAATGCCACAATTCGTGTTCACATAATTTCAATTCTTCGGGACACTTGCAGTCTAATAAGCATTCTATTTTAGCTATAAAGAAATTTCTTGTAATGCTAACTGGAAGAAATTTTATATTCTTATAAACTATAGGAGGTTCTTTTGGAGTCTTAAGTAAAAAATATTTTCCTTTTACTAATTCAATATCATATTCATACTTTACCCTACCAACTAATTCAAACCCTACCAAAGCTCTTTTTTCTTCTTGACTAAGAAATTCAAGAACTATTTGAATTTCTTTATCATAATTTCTTTCAAAAATGATACTATCTGCTATTAGAAATACAAAATTACAATTGCTCTCATAAGCCTTTTCAACTAAGAAATTTCTTGCTTTACATAATCCACAATCATATTCTAACTTATAGTATTGTCTTTTTGCTTTTGTGTTATTTCTGAATCCTAACTTGTCAAAGTAATTATCTTTCTCTTTTGTAAAATGACCTTGATCTGCTACTATTATGTAATAATCAGGGTAATATTTTACTAAAGCATTGATACATTGATATAAGAGTTTATCTCTTAGAAAAGTAGTAACTAAAAATGCTAAATTATTCATAACCAAAAATCTTTTTGAAAGTTTGAATTTTAATGTTTTCTCTAACTAACTTTATTTCTAATGGTGTTAATATTCTTTTGTATCTATTTTTATCAAAGAAAATTTCTCTACTTCTCTTTAGACTTGGGTTACCATAAAGATAATGATGTTCAAGATTCCAAAATTGTAACATCTTTGGTTCAAACTCAATTCCTATAAAATTACAAATATCTTCAGTAGTTTTCTCTGGAAACTGTGCTAAATTTTCATACTTAACTAAATAACTTACTTCTTTATACTGAGAATAAAAATAAAGTAATCTTTGCACTATTTCTGTCCACCTTACTATAGCTTTCTCTGGAGAATAAGATATTCTTTTACCTTTATAGAAAATGGTTTTCTGTTTTTTTAAAGAAGCTACAAATTCTTCAGGTTGTCTTATTAAAAAAATAAATTTTATTTTTACTTCGTATTTCTGACTATGTTTCTTTAGAAACCAAGTAAAGTCTTTTGAACTATCAACTAAAATATCTTTATTTGTAACATCAAATAGTAAGTCATAAATATTGTCAATGGAAAACTTTTCCCGCTTTATCTTTGACCATATAGAGCAATTATTACGACAGTATACACAAATAAAGAACCTATTTTCTCTGAAAGCTTTTGCTAACTCTCCTACATTAAATATTTTAGAATGTGAACCTAAAATAGTAGATAAGAGAGTTGAACCAGAATGGGGTGGACTTGCTATATTAACTACTAATTTCATAAGCTATTCCTTTTAAATCTAATTTAAATTCTCTTATTTGTGGGTATAATTGTCTAACTAACCTTTTACCTAAATACTTTCTCTTGTCTATTTCAAACTTTTCTTTTACAATAGACAAATTTTTTCTTTTATCTATTTCATTAGCCAATACAGGATGTTCTATATGATAAAGAATGCAATGAGGATAAGCTGGAATTACTTTTATACCTTTTGCTATAAATCTTTCAATTAAATCATTATCTTCAATTCCCCAGCCTTCTAATCTTTCATCAAAACCCCCAATCTCTATATAGTTCTTCTTATAACCAGCAGAAATACCTAAACCAAAAGGATAAAAGTAGGAATTGTCAAATAAATTTCCACTCAAATCTTCATATTTAATATATCTTACATCAAAACTAATTATTTTATTTTTATCCAAAAATCTTTCTAATCTACTTGTAAACTCTTTTTCCAATACAATATCAGCATCTATAAAACATACATATTCATAATTAGCTAAAAATAATCCTGTATTCAAAGCTTTACTCCTACCCCATTTATCAGCTTCAACTCTATACAGAAACCAATCAATTTGTAATTGATTCTTACATAATTCATACAGCAAACTGCTATATGTTTCGTCTGAACCATAGTCGATAACAATTAATTCAAAATTCTTGTATTCTTGTTCATTAATACTTTTCAGAAACTCTTTTACTAACTTCAAATCTTTATTTCTTATACCAACAATAAAACTTATGTTCTTTCTTTCTTTTTGTTTAAAAGAAGGTAAGAACATCTTATTATCGTGTATGAATTTAGCATGCCCATTTGTCATAAAATTAGAAGCAAACTTTTTTATTTCAGTAATTTTCTTATTATTAAACCAAAAAACAGTTTTTCTAAATTTAATTCTTTCTTCTGCAGTTTTCAAATTTTCCAAATGTCTGCTATGTTTCTGATGATAGAGTGAAGTAAAATTATCAATCCATAATTCCTTGCAACCTTTAGCTAATAATCTCATATACAAATCTTGTCCATGTCCTACAGACATTAATTCTATATTCATTCCACAAACTAACTTCATCAGCTCAGTTGATACAGTTATGGAATTTCCATATCCATGTCTTAAATCTGCTTTATTTAAATAAAAGTCTTTTTCAAATCTTTCAAAATTTAATCTATTAGGAACATAAGGTAAACATTTCCTTTTACAGAAAATGATAGCATTAGGATATTTCTGTAATGTTTTTAAAGTTACTTCAACAAAATTAGGACTATGTATTTCATCAACATCTCCATAATGTATATACAGTGTGTTTATTCTTTCGGTTGCATAAATCAAAGCTAAAGGTTTGTTTGGATAGTCTTCTTTGTGATAAATATATTCAACTTCAAGTTCTTTACAAATTTCTATATATCTATTACTATACCTTTTATTGCTACTTATATCTGACAATATAATTTTAGGTTTGCCAATATTCTGATTACAGAGCGACAATAAAGTATTATAAACTATCTTAGGTCTAACATTCCAAGCTGGAAAACAAAAAGTAATGTCAGTAGGTTTTAATTTTAATTCTTGATTAATTATTTCATTATTTATATACTTACCAAATTTATGTTCGAATCCTATTGTAGACTTTTCTATCACCCTTTATTTTCCCACACAAATCTATAAACTCTATCCTTTTCTGGTATTTCTAAATAGTCAAACAATTCTTTTTGCTTCTCTTTTTTGTTCAAATCATAAACATATATCCAAAAGATTTCACTTTTTATCTTTAAATTCTTCACTCTATTCATATATAATTCCCAATATTCAGCAATTGCTTCTCTTTTAGTAGTTGTATAATCTAAATCTGGAAAAGCGATATCCCAAATACTATCTTTATATATTTTATCTTTCCTTTTACTTGAATGCCAATGATTTCTTAGAATTCCGTCTTTTTCTGTCTTTCTTATAAAAGATTCAACTACTTCTTCCTTGTCTCTCCAAATATGTACTACTTTTAGATTATCTAAATGATTATCAAAAAATTCAATATAATTCAGATAATAGAAAGCTGTATCCCCCACTAATTGACCTTGAAAACTTTGTAACTCTTTCAATCTTTGCCGAGCTTTGTTAATATTAAAATTCCAATGTAATATTCCTTGTGGGGCTTTATACTCATGATAAACACAACAATTCTTACAACCATCTATTAGCTTTGCAATAGAAACAGTTCCACAACGACCTGTTCCAATTATAATCACATATTTCTTACTCATCTTTATTTCTTTTCTTTAAATAAATCAAAAAGATTTACATAAGGAATATACTCATTTAAACCTGACTTTTCATAACAAGAATATACTTGAATCCCTTTTTCTTTTAAAGCTTCAATAGTTCTTACAAATTCTGTTATGAAAAAATTACAAATTTTTTTCTTAATGCTTTTTACCCAAGATTCTGGATAATCATCATGAAAATGCATTTTATCTGTTCCAAAATGTTCTTTAACTAAATCAATTCCTACCAGATAAATAGGATTTAGACCTAATAAGTACGCAATTCTTAAAGCTACTACTCCACTATTATTAGCAGTCCTAATACAATTAAAAGTAGTAGGCAAATAATTAGCAGTACAGTTCTTAAATATAAAAGTATCTTCTCTATCCTTAAAATCTTGAAGTCTTTCTGCCCAACTTGGGGCTAATTTAATGCAATCTAATTTATTAATCTCTTCTTTATATTGTTGATAGAATTTGAAATCTAAAAATATTAAAAATTTTACTTTACAGACTTTATAAGCTTTATTTGCTCCTACTGTTATTTCATCATTTAATAAGGAAAAATCAAACCCTTTCTCTTGATATTCTCTAATCGAATATCCCCCACCAATAACAAAACCTCTTTTTCCTTTGTATTTATTTATATATTCCGATAAATTCATATTTTTCTAAATTCTTATTCTGATATTTCATTCTTAATTTGCAATATATTCTCCATCAGCAGTTCCAACTGTTAGACTTAAGCTATCAGAATAATACCCATTCCATTTAGCTCTTACAGATAAAGTAAAGCTATTTGAGTTATCAATTGTAAAATGGCAGGTATCATATAAGGTCTCATCCCCACTATCGATATTCACTGCAATTTGTCCTTCATATTCAAATGGATATGTATCAGTATAACTATCAGGACTTACTTTGCCTGCTCCTGTTAAGTAAACTTTTGTTATTGGAAATACATCTATTTTTACTATACTTCCACTTCTTACTGCTTTAATTCTTTCTGGTTTCAATGGTTTCCTTGCCTTTAATGTAGGATTGATTTCAATTGCAGTAGCATCTTCTAAACTTCCAATCCTATCTGCAAAAACTGGAACTATTTTCATGTAAAAAGTAGAAGTGTAATTTAACTGTATTACATTATCTGCAATTTCCGTAATAAAAGCTTCGGCATTGGCATTATGACTTGCTTTACCAGACCAATGTATTCCTCTTATAATTCCAGTTATATGATAATCGGTATCACCATAAGGGTCATAATTTTGAAATGCCATTATTTCGTCATCTATTATCAAAACTCTTGGTTCTATAAACAATCTATCTCTTGATATATTATCATAAACTTTAAATTCCTTATAAGGTCTAAATATTACTCCTACTTCATCATCTATATCATAAGTTGTATCTGGATAATCATTAACAATAGTTCCTGCTGTTGCAAATGTCTTAAAAGTTCCTTGATACTTATAATCTGTTCCATCAGTACTTACATAAACAGCAAATCCTGTTTCATATCCTTTTTCTTTGCTAACACAAATCAAATAAGCTGGATTAGTTTTATAAGTTTCTGTATATTCTAACTCCACTATCTTTATTTTTGTAAAAGGAGTTAAATCATAAGTGGGAGTAATCCAATGAGTTCCACCAGTATCAAGATAATGTTCATCAAATATTACATCTGTATGTTGTAACAATGTCATTTCAACTTCATTGCTATCAATTTTTGGTTCACTAATACTGACAATTCTAAAATCTCCTTTTATTCCAATTTCAGTATTTTCTATTGTTATAACATCTCCGATATTGTAGTAGGAATATTTTAATGGAACAGTAATATTCAATGCAATTCTTGGATAGCTCTCTCTTTTCATTACATCAAAAAGTCTTTTTAAAGCAATACTTCTTTGAGAAAATGCTGTCAAATCATAAGTCTTCTGAATATCTTTACCAGCAAGAAGCTTTGCAGCAGGATTTTCTACTACCAAAGTTCTTACTACTCCATTTTCTACAAAATTCGCTTGAAACTCATTAGGAACAGTATTCCAGCTTGGTTTACTAAATTGAAAAGAAATAAAATCGTCTTTTATTGTTCCAACTGAAGTATCACTTTTCTTTAAAACTCTTATTGTAATTTTTCCATTATCATCATATTCCAATTGAGCATCTACCATATCACAAATTTCCTGAACAACTTCTCTTAACTCTCTTGTAGAAGAAATAACATAACTAATTCCTATTTTCTGATTGTAAAAATATTCTGCTGCTTCTGAAAATGAAGTAGAATTAATATAAGTTACATCTAATTTTCCCCAATTAACCAATAAGTCATATATTACTGCTGCTGGATTATTTCCATAATAAACTCCATCAACTTCTATATCTTCATAAGGTAATCCTGTTTCTAATATTCTTCTAACCCAGAAATATATAGTAGGAACATAAGTTCTATTTAGTCCTATATGCATTTTCTTGAAAAAGATATGAGCAACTCCAGGAAGTCTGCTTGCATATTGTAAATCTGAATTATCTGAAGTAGTTGGATAATCTTCAGTTGTCCCATCATTAAATATTAGATAAGAAACATATACTTTATTATTTGGAATATCACTAACAACTCCTACTGCAATAGAAAAAGGATATTCTTCTTCACCAATAGTTTTGCTTTCATCATTATCAATAAAAATCTTTTCTAAAGCAATCTTTCCCATACAGATTGCTTGCCAAATATCTAAATAATAGTGATAGCCAACGGTAACTTCTTCACTACCTCCACCTTTTCCACCTTCTACTTTTTCTGTTTCTTCTTCAGTTACTAAGCCTCCATAGTAGATAATATTTCCTGGAATTTTTACTCTACCATAAACAATTGGAATAGGTTGCCCTTCATTTGCTTGAGAAATAGAAAAATCAGATAAAGAAGCAGGTTTCATTTCCAATCCTTTAGGTTTAGGTCTATATAGATAAGCCAAATAAGATAATCCTGCCATTACAATAGCAGCAAGAATAGACCCAGTAAAATACCAAGTTAAAGCTCCAGTCATTAATACTCCTAAAAGCCAGCCAGCCATTTTTACTTTCCTTTCTTAACCAATCTAATAACCAACCTTAAATGCCTTTTCCAATAATTAGTTAGCTTTTCTATGCAAACTCCCCTTTTAGGAGTAGAATGTATAAATTCATCATTTCCTAAATAAATTCCAGAATGGTTTATAATTCCTTTCTTATTTAGTAGAGAAAATCCTAAATAGTCTCCTTCTAATAAATTTTCTTTATTGAAATCTATTTCCTGAAAATCAAATCCATTCTTTAATAACTTTCTATGTTTTTCTACATAATCCAAAATAATCTGTTTATCTGTATGAAGCCACCAGTCTTTAGGATAATAATCATAATTCAAATCTTTCAATATTCCCAAATTCACTAAGGTTTTACCTATAAACATATTGCAATCAACCCCTCTGCCTTTGACAGTTCCCATGTGCTTATAGGGAGTTTGTATCCATGATAGAAGTTCTTCTTTTGCTCTTTTCCAATTTTCCTTATTCTCAAAATAATAAATCATTCTTTAGATTCCCCAAATTGTCGGATTCTTACTTGGTATGTATGGAAAACCTAAAAAGTTTTTCAAATTATTAAATCTGTTTTTGCAAGTTTGAGGAGTCTTATCACAACCAGGATAAACTGTTACAACTTTTCCATCAACATCTTGGTCAAATGGAGCATGCAAATATATTAAATTGTTAGCTTTATCATGTTTTGTTATCATTCTATATTCTTTATTATATTCAACATAACCATAAGTAAAGTAATCTTCTTCATAATCCCCAAAAGTAGAAGATTGCAATGCAGAACCATTATTTACAACAGCTACAGTAGTTTCTACTTTGTATTCTCCTCTATTTAATCCACATCTGCTATCAAATAAAGTGTTATTACAATAAGAAGAATAAACTAAAGGAGGGACTATTGCTTTATTTAAGCTTAATATGTCAACTGCTCTAAAAGTTAGAGTTCTATTACTAACTCCAACAATTTCTCCTTCTCCAACAAATATTACTTTTCCAACATCTTTTTCTATAAAATATCTTGTAATCTTAACTTTTATTCTCGGAATGTTATAGTTCAGAAATTGGAATGTAACATTTTCTTTTGTTGCAAATGAAATAGTAACAACCTTCTCTTCTCCTTTTTCCTTTGTTATTTCAGTTCTTTCCATTACACAAGGAGTATAAGTATTTGTAGCATAAGTAATCTCTTGTGGATATGGAGTTAAATATAAAGTAAAATCAGGAAATATAATATCATATAATTCTGCAAAAACTGAAAGCTGTGTTTGTTTTACTTCATCTTGGTAAGCCATAATTAAGTTCCTTCTATTTCTTTATATTCTGAAGGTAATTCTAAAAAGTTACAGGAAACTTTTACATGTAATTCATTAGTTCTTGCAAAGAAACATTGCAATTCTATTCCAGTTTCACCAAATCTTACAAGCAGAACTCTTCCAAATATAGTAACTTCTTGCGGATATATCTTTCTATTAACTACATTATCAAAATATAAAGTTTCAATTTTGTTTTCTGTATTAACTACAATATCTGTTATCTTTCTGACAATTAGCTCACTTTCAGATAAATCTCCTTTATAAATAAATAGAAATATTCTTAAATGTTCATCATTTCTTAAGGCTAAATTTGTGGAATATATTTTTGCTTCAGAAGAACTTTTTTCTATTGGCTCTACCAATTTGAATTCATTAAACCAGCAAGGTATCCAGAATCTTTTCAATGCTCCTTTTCTATCATACCAAAAATCTATAAAATCATTTAATTCTTTTCTATTAGTAAAAGTAAAGCTACAGGAAATTCTTCTTCTGCCCTTATCTTCAAATGGATAAATAGCAGTAGGAGTTCCTGCAAATGAGAGAACTAATCCTTGTGGCAATATTTCTACAGTATAATCATCAAAATTAGGAATAAGAGTTAATATAGTACTTTCAGTTCCTAATCCAGTAATATCAGTAATCATAGGTTAGCATAAATTTCTTGTAATTCTAAATTTACTTCTCCATATTTTCCTTTTATAAATTTTGGATTTATTGAAACTATTTTACATAAAATCATTGGAAATACAAGAGTAGATTTTTTCTTAAATGAGAATGAAATAGATTCACTTAAAGTTATTTTCTTATTTGTAGCATCTACTGAAGTAACTTCTTCAGCAGTAAAATTTTGTTGCTCTTTATCGTAAATAAATATATACTTACACCTAAAGATTTCTCTGTAATTAGTGAAATCTTCATTGACATGAAATTCAGATAGATACTGTAAATCATCTTCAACTGGAGTTAATGGTTCTATACAATAAGGAACTCCTACAATCATCCCACCAGTTAGTTCAAATAAGTTCATTAATGAAGTTTTGCCTAAAATATCTATAAAAAATCTTCCAGTAAAATTTTTCTTTTCTCTATCTACTAATACTTTTCTCTGTTCTTCATTAAACATATTACTGCTTATAACAACTGGAATTTCATACCTTATTGAAAGTTCTCCAGAAATGTATTCATATAAAGGTAATAAAATTATTCTTAAACCTCTTACTGTAAGTTTCAAATGAGAATAATCTCCAGTATCATCTGTTTCAATATCAAAGTAACCATCAACAGTTGCACTTCCTTCTTTCTTAACTTCTACAAGAAAGTTTTCATAGTATAATGGTTTGTAGCTTTTATTAGTTATATCTTCAATATTGACATTATTTAAGTTGACATTTGTAATATCTTTAACTGTAATGGTTCTAAAGAAATAAGTATTCCAAAACATTACACTATAAGTTAAGTCTCTTGTAATCATTTTACAATCAATATAATTTGGGTAAATCCAAACTTGATTATAGAAAAGGTTTAAATCCAAAGAATTAAAAGCATAGTAAACTCCACTTAAGCTTTTAGTTAATGGAGCAAAATCATAATTGATAGTTGTATTTTCATTAAATTCATTATAATCACTATAAGTAGTAGCAGTCTGTCCAGTCCAAACTGTATCTGCAAATAGGTAAGAATATGTTAACATTTTATAAGTTTCCTACTTCAAACGCTATTCCAAACTCATTAGCAAAATCTGCAACTACTAAAGGATAAATCTTAAACTTTCTTGTATTATAAGTTAAAGTTTTGTTATACCATTCAATTCCTTTATATTTGCAAAGATAAAAAGGAGTTTCTGCAATTGGTTGAATATAAGTAACACTATCTTGTTCATATTTATGATAAACAATTAAAGTCCTTAAATACAACCTACCAAATTGATAAGGTTGAGCAGGTAATCCAGGAAGTTTATTTGTTACATCATAACAAGAATAAGATTGATCAGGGTTTCCATAATTATCCTCATTATAGAAAATGTATCTATAATGTAATCCATAAAAAGTTTTATAGCTATTATTATAATTTCCTGAATCTGGTTCTATAGTTTCTGGGCAACAAGAAGTATCCTTATAGTAAACCTTAAGTTGATTGCTTGGAGCACATCCAAAAAAAACATTTCCTCCTGGATAGTGATTACTATAAGAAGGAACTACCCAAAGAAAATTTCCCTGTTGATTCTCATTTGGAATTTCTAACTGTCCAAACATATAAAAAACACAATGAGAATAATCAGGTTGATGGTAAGTATATCCTTCTAATATTAATACACAAAATTGACTATTTACTATGCAATAACTATTGGTAACTACAAAATAAGAAGCATCAGCAGACCCTTGATAGGATAATGTAGGACTATACCAAGTTCCTGTATCAACTCCAGTATTTGCATCTACTTTATAAGGATGGTAATGATCATAATTTTCACTAAGATTTTGATAATTAGGGGCTTTGTATATTGTATAATAACACTGGGTATCAGTTACATGAAAAGCTAATTTTCCTTCAGAAGAAATTTTATCATAATCTATTGTCCACCCATTTTCAGATAATTTATCTTTTAAATTATATAGAACATCATCTATATTACTTGTTCCAAAAGCATAATAATTAAAAACCATACTCATAATCTCAACTCCTTTTTCTTATTCTTCTAAAATTGCATGCCAATATCTCCAATCATTTCTATAAACATCAGGAAATACTATATAACTATTCCCTTCTGTATCAGTAATAGTTGTTTCACTTGTAAAATCACTTGCGGGAACATAGTAAAGCCCTTGATAAGCTCCAACTGAGTAATCCCAAGAAGGAGAAACAATAATAGGATAAAAGAACTTGGGAAACCCAGAAGGATAATTAATTTGGGTTGAACTATCTAAATGCATTTTAGGTTGAACATAATAACAAGCATATTCATCTTTTACATTCCAAGTAGCAGTATCATCAAAATAAGCATAGCCTCTATGCAATGGAAAATATGCTTTATCTTGTTCATCATGCCACCAAGCTTCACTATAATCATATTTACATCTATGAGAAGCAGTCAAAACTAAAGGATATTTATATTCGTCAGGCAAACATAATCTCAAAGTTAGTCCTGCATATCCAATACTATAAAAACCTTCACTTTCAACTACAATAATAACTCTTCTTTGATTAGAAAATATCCATAAATTATTGGGATTATTCCAAAATGAAATAGCAAAATTAGTATCTTCTTCTAAAGTTAAATTTCCACTATCATCAATAGAATAAGCAGCTCCTAATCTTATATGTGCTTCTGTTTCCTGTTCATAAATTTGAAATTTCATCTTTACTACTACTTCTTCTGAACCATCAGTATTATACAATACATATTCAGCTCTTTTGAATTTGTAAGAATAATCTACAGTATCTCCAGGAGAAACAGAACCAGAAGAAAAAGTAACTATTCCTAATTCTTTATCTAATGTATAATCAACTCCTTCTGTTAAAACAGTTGAACCTAAAGTAAAAGTAGCTTCTTCGACACTTATAGTAGGTAAGTAAACAGGAGAATAAGAACTATCAATTGTTATACTTCCACTATAGTTTTTATATTGAACATTCTTTGGATCATCTTCATTTACAGTATATCTTTTTATTTGCCAATCCTTTCCAGCAGTAGAGCTATCTTCACAAATAAATCTAATTATTTTTGTCCAAGTTTCATAAATATCATTACAAGCTGTTTTTGATAAGTAAGCCATATCTTACTCCTTTATCTACTTAACAAAATTTTTCTAACTTTACTTGCTTGATTTGATATTACATTCAATACCATTTTTTGTCCTACTGGAGTTGCTAAATATTCTCCTACTAATTTTGGATCAAGAACATTTACTATTTGTATTGGTTGAGAAGTTATTTTTTCTTGTCCTATTATTTCAACTGGAATTGCTTTTCCATTTGGTAATGGGACTACTGCTTCTGGTTTTCCTTCTCCTATTAATCCTAATGTAGGCTTTTCTACAATTCCACCATAAGCAAATTGCTTTAAAGGGATAAAGTTTCCTGGTAATATTCCACCTTTAGCTGCTGTAATTCCAAATAATTGTC